TATCTTAGAAACATCTCACAGTGTGACACATGTGGCAAGCCAAGTTTTTTTGACTCTTGCTTGAAATGCGAGACAGACGATGCATATCGTGGATGGAATAAAGATAAAAAAATATCGTAATATTATTCTAAAGCCTTACGATAGGCTTTTACACTTTCAGTAAGGTTGTCGATTGTAGTCTTTACAAGTTTTGTTTGTAACTCGATAAAGTCCTTTCCGACACCTTGTGGATCTGATTTCTTTGATATGTCCCCAAAGACGTTTAGCAATTCGTTTTGCAAATTGGTAAATGCTTCAAAGTACTCAGGTACAGTTGACGTCATACCATATGTGTTTATACATGATTATATAAAGGTTGTGTAAGATTAAAAAGGTGCTTCGCACCTCGTGACAAAAACTATATATGTAGTGACAAATTAGTTACGTCATGGTACAGTTTCGTAAATCGTTTGCCAGTGCGTTAAGCAAGCTTGGATTTATAGAGAAGTCGTACACGGAAACTACTACCAGACCTAGCGTTGCCCAGCCGTACATGTCCACCGACACAGGTGCCAAACTACCAATTTTTCCATTCCCACTCACCATGATTTACGAGTTGGCAGACAACATTGATGCTTTACGTATTCCTATTGAGACACTCAACCGTGAAATGTTTAAGAACGGATTCGAGGTTGTAGAGAAATGGAAGTACAAATGCAACAACTGTAGCAAGGAATTTCAGTATGCACCTACCCCCGACAACCCTGACGAGCAGCCATTTGAGGCAAACGGAGACAATGCAGAAGCACACCCACGCAAAAAGAAGGCAGTTGCAGTACCAAAAGCACAGGCTTTGGTATGTGATACCTGTGGAAGCAATGACTTGCTTAGACCTATACCAGAGCACCGTAAGACTTTGGAGAACTTGATGATGGAACCTGTAAACAGCAACCAACAGACTTTGGAAGACGTGGCACGTCAGTTGGAACGTGACTTTGAAATCGCAGACAACGCATATTTGCTTTTGCTTAAAAATTACAAGATAGACGATACCACTGGAGAGATAGATGCAGAAAAAACAATTATAAAAGAGATGCTAAGAATTGAGCCACCACAGGTGGCAATGATTGCCGACAGTGACGGCAGAATTGGATATGACGACAAGCGAAACAAGATTTGGGTTTGCCCTAGATTTGAGCACAGGGATGCACGACTTACCACCCCAAAGTGTGACCGATGTGGAGCACAGGCATTAAAGGCAGTTATCGAGGTTAACTCAGTTTATTCTATTGGCATTCCACAGCCTAAGCGTGTAATATATGGCGAAGGCGAAGTTATTTGGAAGGCTGGAAAGTACAAGCCAAACTTGCTTTATGGATTTTCACCTATCTATTCCGTATGGTCAAAGGCTATGTCCCTCTCACATATGGACGAGTATATCAGAAAATACTTTGACAAGATGAGACCACCAAGAGGAATGTTGGTAATTTCATCAAGAAACTATGAGACATTTAGAAAGTCATGGGACGTGTTGGAACAAAAGGCACAGGAAGATCCTTACATGATTCACCCACTTTTGGTAGAGAATGACAAGGGTGGAAAGAATCCTGCACAATGGTTAGACTTTACTGGTAGCTTAAAAGAGTTAGAATTTATCGAAGTAAGAAAGGAATTAAGAATGATTATTGGTGCTGTCTATGGAGTACTGCCATTCTATTACGGTGAAACCCCTGCTGGATGGAGTCAGGAAGGACTTCAAGTAACCATTACAAACAGAGCAGTTCTATGGGGACAGGACACATTAAAGAAGGCATTCTTTAGCAAGATTTCAAAGATGCTAAACATTGACGATTGGGAATTACAATTAAAGACTGGTGAGGAAACCGACAAGTTGAGAGACTTGCAGACTGACGGAATTGAAATACAGAACATGATGATGCTTCAACAGATGGGCTTTGAGATTACAAGAACACACACAGGTGAGTTCAAGGTAAGCAAGAATACTGCACTTACACCAGAACTAATGTTTGGCATGGGTGCTATAAACGGAAACATGAACGGTGCAGGAAAGGGAACACCAGCCCCACAGGAAAAGACACAGTCGTTTGAAGGGGAACCAAACAACATGAGACCAAGTGACATTGGTGGAACTGGACAGGGAAGTCCTACAAGTGGAAGCTCAATGAGCAAGAAATCTGCATATCCAAAGGGAATTACTCCGTCAAACTTTAAAGTTGTAAAAAGTACTTTGCAAACTGCAATAGACTATGACTGGAAAAAGACAAAGACAGTTGAGGAGTTGAGAAAGGCAACTGGAATGACAGTAAGAGATGCTAGAGACATTGTTGCAAGTGAATTTGAAGGTGTCAAGAGATGGGAAGATGACTAAGGTATATTGTAAAAAAAAGATAGGTTTTTATGTGACAAAGACTGATAAGGATGAGGAAGAAGATGACTAAAACAACAACAACATTGACTTTTAGACGATGCAATCTGTGTGAAAGTTCTTCAATAAAGTGGCAGGACAAGGAAGATGAGAATCATATGTGCTATGAGTGCATGGAAAGTGAAAATGACCGTGTGTTTGACCATGGAGACCAAAATTGACCAAAAGATTCCACAAGTGCGATGAAAATTGCAAAATAAATCACAAGAAAAAGGTATCAAAGACAGTAGTACCTAAAGTTGATAAGAAATTTGTTGAAACCGTGTTCGGAAACGTACCTATTTCCAAAAAATCTGAAACAAAAACAGATTCAATGATAGAAATCATGAATATTGTTGATGCAATAAACAATCCACTTGAAACTAACAAAGTTCTAGAGAAAACACTTATTACATTAAGGAAATTACAACAAGACATTGCCTGAAAAGTTAGAAACTAACGAAAACGCAAACGACATGACAAAAAAGCTTTGGGAAAAGCACCAAGCTGACGAATTTACTGCCGTAAATAATTACAAAGAGGGAGTTTGTCTTGGTTGTATGAAAGTAGACAGAGCTGCTGCAACAATCGCAGATATATGTGGAGACTGTGCAGGTAAAAAAGGTCGTGAGCCACTTTTAGCAAAGGTTTGTGACAAATATTACGGTCTTTGCTTCTTTTGTAGCAAGTACAAGTTCAATATTGAACAGGTAAATGGAAGATTTTGCAACACATGTCACTCTAGAATTGCAAAAATAACCAAGGAATACAACAAAAAAGGTGGCTTTATGAAGACAGATCCATTCTGGATAAGCATGCGTAAAAAGCACGGAAAGGACTGGAAACAGATTATGGGTGGCTACAAAAAATCTAATCGTCGCTAGTTTTATTTTTTTTATATTTTTTCTTCTTCATATATTCAACCAAGTCTGGTGGAGTCAGTATCATTTCCAACAACATTTCTATGTTACTTAACTTAACATTGGTATCTTCTAGCAATTCCTCTACTTCACCCAATACAAAGTCAAACTTCATTTTCACTCTCCAATATGAATATCATACGGTCATTCTTAAAGTCATAGTATCTTTTATTGTAATCTATGTAACATTTTCCATTTTTATTTCCAAAAAACCTACCTACTCTCATGGACAGTAAAGGTTTTCTTAGAAATCTTGGAAACAGTTCAAGTTGATTTTTCTTGTGGTTGTATCTAATTTTACCATGTAATACCAGTTTTTCATCTCCTTCAATCCATTCCTTTGCATTATCTTTTCTAAAATGTACAATGCTTCTGTCCAATCTTGGCTGTTCCTTCATGTCATTTGAGTTTGTTACCACCCATAATTTTTGTCCTTTTACGTACAAGTCTATTAGAGGCATCTTATATTCAAGTTCGTTAACATGTTCTCTGTATATTGCATTAAACATTTTGTCACTGTCAAATATATATATCGACGTAGCCATTGAATATTATCAGCAATACTTATTTATAAAGCCTTGTTAAGTGTATTATCATGGAAGAAAAATGTTCTCACTGTAAAATAATGAAATATGGATACAGTGATGGAAAACATTCAATATTTATATGTTTTAAATGTGGTAGATTTGATGGTTTAAGTGGTGGAGATCCTACATTTATTGAAAAAATACAAGAGGAACCCATGTCATTATTAATAATGATTGAACAGAAAATATTAATTCCCATAAGTTAATTTATATACTTTACTTTTAATAATATGTTATGGAAATTTCAGCCATAATAGAGACACTGTTAATTGCATGTATTTTAGGCATGGGTGGTGCTTTATTTGGATTTTTCAGGAAAATGAGTTCAACACAAAAGGACTTGTGTGATACTGTTTCTAGGCTTCAAAAAACATTAATCATTTTAGCAAAGGCTGTAGACAAGCAGTCAAACAGATTACACCCAGAGGAAGCAAACTCAGAATTGGATGATCTAGTCAAAGAACTATTAGACAAACCTTAAATAAAGGAGAATTTAGGTGAAAAGTATGATTGATCCATTGTTAATCGCAACAATCTCCGTAATTGGAGGAGCAGTCTTGAATACAGTCAGAGGATTCTTAGGATCTGATGAAACTACATACGACATCAAAAAGTTCTTTGGTGCTGTTATTATAGCTGTATTTGCAGGTATTGCCGTTGCACAAACTTTGAGTCTAGCAGGTCTAGGAATCGTAGAAACCGTATTAATCGGTCTATCTATAGGTTTCTCAGTTGATTATGCTGTCTCAAAAGCCAAGAAAACAGAGTAAGCATTTTTTCAACCAACTTACCTATTCTTCCCTTTTTCTAAAACTTTATAAGTAATGTTCAGAACGATTATATATGGAAAATGACATATTTTTCAATCAATTTGTGACAAAAAACTTACATCCTATAGGTGGTGACCAAAGATTCTTTGAAGGTTATCTTACAGTTCAGGTCAAAGACAAGCAGGGAGAAATCACAATAGTTGATGAATTAATCAAGGTTCTTCCAATTTGGATGGACAGGGGAGCACCAATTAGTGATACTCATTCCAACAGAATTATAGGAAAAGGTATCAGTTATGCTAAAGTAGATTACAAAACTAAAGACGGTGGTATATTACCAGCAATTAAAATTACAGGCAAAATACACAAAGATTACCACCTAGACAATGAAATTTGGGATAAAATCAAGAGTGGAGAGTACAAAGGACTTTCATTTGGTGGGGCTACCAAGGCAAATAGAACACCAAAAATATTAAAAGATGGAAGTGTAGCATATGAATTAAAGTCATTAGAGCATTATGAGGTCGCTGTTTGCAAAGATCCAGCAGTCCCATTAGCTTTAATTACCGATTATAATCCACTTGCAAAGGCAATTACTGAAAATGTTGAAAGACGAGATGACGGTAAAATGGTAATCAAATGTGATAAATTTGGCTGTACTGTTAATAAAATGACAGATTTTGCAAACGCAGACGGTGATAAACCTAATACATATAACAATGATGTTGAGCCTGACAAGTCATCAAACAGGGAATCAAGCCCAGTAGATGACGATGATGATGCTAATATTGGAGAAGAAAAAGATGAGGAAAAGAAAAAAGCCGAAGGAGAACACTGTGTGAATTGTGGAAAAAAGAAGATAGAGATGACTGATATGACATCTATGGGAGGAGCATGTCCTA